ATGATAATAGAAGTCATATTGTAACTCAGGACCCAACCGGTGAGCCTGATTCATCTCCTCCGACAACATAATGGTGTCCATGTGCATTGCAAAGCAACGATTTGTCAGGAAGGGGTTATAACCAGACAAATCATAGTTGTACTTCTTTTCGTTGATGGATTTGATCCAATCAAAGGGATTACTCTTCGCCATATTTCTCGTTGAAATCACTCCACTTGATGATACTATGTGTGTAACCAGGATACTTCGACATTACATTTGGGATATTTAATACCGAAGGAAACTTACCCCGGAAGGTGACACTTTCCTCCTCTATATCCACATAGTGAAGTGGAATGCCCTTACTGATACCTGACTTTCTTAGATACTTTCTTTTCATTGTGCATAACACCGAATTACATTTGGACTTTCATAGAGGCCACGACAGACCATCTCAACTTTCTCAGTCGGGACATTCATCACCAATACAATGGTGAAGAGTTGCATTACACTCATTATAGCCAGACTAATCTGAAGTCCCATAGTAAGCCTCATAGTATTTTACAATCCCATCAGGGATTTTGTTACCATGTGATACCCAGTCGTGAGCACACCCATAGATTGATTCGGGAGAGTGTTTTGGTGACCCATCTTCTTTCAGGTCACTACCATACTTCTTCAACAGAATTGATAAACATCTTTCTCTTAGAGCCATTCGTTCTGGTGAATAACGCCAGTCAGTGTCCATTCCTACTTCCATTCTACTTCTCCCATAAGATTTAATAAAGAACCATAAGAATTATTGATGTGTTCTGCTTGTTTGATTGCATCATCGGGATACAAATCCTGAGCACAAGCAGACACAATTGCCATAATGTCCTTCACATCATCTTTTCCTATTTCCATGTTGCCTCCATCATGAGTTGAGTAACAAGAGCCAACAGAGTAATTGAAGGGTCTGCTCCTGTTAGGATTTTACCAGAATACTCTGCAAATATCAAGACAGCCTGGGGTTTTGACGAGTCTTTGAGATGGGGCTGAATGGCTTTGTAGATGTCAGTCTCAAGCTTCTTGGGATGGATGTAGGAGTGCTCAAACACCCAGTCCCTTACCTCACTCCACTTCTTGGCTTTCAGGTAGCTGATGAGTGCCTCAGGGGTCTCCTGGAGGATTTCAGAACTGAGCTCTCCAGTCTTGGTGTAACCCTGAAGGTTGTTTAGGATACCCCGCCAGTCAGGTGCCATGTCCATGATATATTTGGCCAAGACTTTGTCATCATAACGAATGTCACGGGACTTGAGGATGGGGACAACTCTCTTGAAGAATTCTCCTGCCAAAGACGCAAGTGACTTGGGATCCCTAACATGGAAATCAACAACAGAACACCGAGAATGAATTGCATCGATAATATTATGTGGATAGTTACAGGTGAGAATAAACCGACAATGATTTTGAAACTCCTCAATCAGAGCACGAAGTGCCTTTTGGGAGTCTTGAGTGAGGTTATCTGCCTCATCTAACAGGACAACTTTGATTCCTCCAAACATAGAGGAACAGGAGGCAAACTGGGCGACCGTTGTTCGTACATCTCCAATACCCCTATCGAGAGAAGCATTAACGAAGAGCAAGTCAGCACCAATCTCATCACAAAGCGCTCTGGCGAGTGAGGTTTTCCCAACGCCAGCTGGACCAGCGAGGATAAGGTTTGGGAAAGACTTTTCATTCACATACTCCAGAAAGGTTTTCTTCACTGTTGTGGGAAGAATACAATCCGAAACACTTTCCGGGCTGTAGGACTCTACCCACAAATACTTTTCACTCATTTTGAATTCTCGGGTTACAGGGTTATTCTATCAGATACAAAGAAAGGGGTCAATGACCCCCATACATTATATTATCGATTGCGGTTATTGTCCCAATAATACTTAGATTTTGTATTATCGAAACTAGTGAGATTGGTTTTCTTAAACAAGGGAGTCCATTCGTATCCATAACTGATATCTAATTCTTCCACATCAGATTCATCATCCGGGAAATACCTCAGAAGATCACGAGTCCTATCCAGTCTTGACTCAAGATTAGTTTCGGACTCCCGTAGAGCATCTTTAATCTTGTCGAGGATTACTTCTGTTGGAACTTCACTGTTGTGAATAACATCAAACAAAGCATCCCCTAACACACTAAGCAAGTAGTCTTCGTTATTCATGATTGATAAGTAGAGTCTGGTTCGAGAGCGATGAAGTAGGTTACAGGTCGTGAATGACTCTGAAACTTGGCGAGATTCTTACTAGAGATGACTACATCATAGTCACCTGGTTGTAGTTTCAGATTCTCCACCTTCATATTGAATTGGAATGTACTATCTGCCTCACCAACTTCAATCTTATATGAGTTGGAACCACTATTCTTCTTATCACGAACAGTTAGGTAGATACACTCACCGTCACCAATCAAAGACACATCAGGAATCTGAAGAACGGCAGCTGCCTTCTTCACGGTTTCCAAGTGGTCTTCTGTAAGAACTACACAAACATCTTCAGAGGGGAGAGTAAGTTCTTTATCTGGTGGTGCGGTGATAACAGAAGGGTCAGAGTAACGATAATCAATACTATTGTTACCATCAGTAATTACAATAGAAGACCCTTCCAGCTTGACTTCAGCACCAGGGATGAGAGACAAACAATTGAGGAATTGATTCAGGTCATAGATGGCTACATCACGACTAAATTCTTCAAGAATCTCTGCCTCTGCCAGAATATTCTTCATGGCAGACATAGTCCGAAGCTTCCTACCTGATTTGATAAGAAGGGATTGGTTGATAGTGGAGAAGTTTTTCAGAAGAGAAACTGTCTCAGTCGAAAGAAACATAATTAAGGTGTAGCGTCAGGTTCATTATAGTTGGCCATCGAGTCGTTGTCAATGGCAATCTTGAGGAGGACAAGGTATCCGATAAGATCGATGATGACATCTTCACCACCACCCATAAAACCACTACCCCGTTGAATCCTACTCAATTTGTCGTCAATCCTTACGAGGATTTGTTCTGTGGGGTTTGCTTTACTAAACACTCTTGTTGGTTTGAGTGCAGAATCCCCATAGTGGGCATTCTTTTCCAACAGGAGTGATTTAATGTTGTCGCACACTCGTTCGATACTTTGTGCCGTGTCGCTCATAACGTAATATTAGAAAGAAAAGATAAGATTAACTGGTGGGGCTGTTGGGATATATGTGGGCTCATATACACTACGAGGTCCCCCTACAATATAACACTGTTCATACCAACCCCCATAGTAGCGGTCACGTCTTAGCTCGCACACTTTTCTTGGACCGTGGTGACCTCGATGTACTCGGTTTCCGTGACGATGTCTGTGACTTCGGTAGTGGGCTTCTGCGCTTTCGGGGAGCAGGCAACTCAGCACTACTAACGACGATAAAGTCAGGAGTGTAACTTTTATCATTTGGAATCACCTCAATGTGGGTTAATTTAACTTTCTTAACCCAACCATAGTCAGAAACAAATTTCTTCCAATAGGTTTTAGCTTTGGTTTTAGCTTTGGTCAGGTCATCACCTTTCACATAGAAATAAGTCCAGCTCGTTTGAACTGGACTGGTCTTGTCAAATTGGTATGAGTAACCAATTTCAATAATCATACGCCTTGGGCTGGAGGGGCAAAGAGTGAAACTTCATCGTTCCACCATGTGTCAAACTCGGCTCTGAGATACTCAGCATCAAGTTTATAATGCTCGTCACCTGTCTTCTTATAGTCAGCAACAAGTTGCTGCATCTGAAGATTAAGATCGTGACTAGTAATGTCCATGATTAGTTTCTCCAACTGTTGTTTGGTCTCGCAAACCCTGCTTGTTTCTAAAGTCAAGCGTGGATACCTCCGGTATTAGTTGTTTTCATTATAACAGATGGACAAAGACTCGTAAAGACCATCAAGGATATTTATCACCATATGGTGCCTTTATTGAGTCTTGGTCGTAACAGAGTATGCCTTCCGGGTCAAGCCATCTACAGTAGTTGATGTCTTCCATTGCAGTACATAACTGGAGTCTTGAGTCACACTCATACATGTGAAACCATCTGTTTGTTTCGATATTAAATTTCTCTATGTAACCTCTTTCGTTACCCTCCACGAACCGGTAGGGCATTCTTTCTAGTAGTACTTTATTTTCCATTAACCTCCAAGATAAGTGCCGTCACGACACATGATAGGGAAAGGTTTGATTAGAACATAATCCCTGATGGCTTCAGCCATTTCGGATCGAGAGTTAGCCAACTGATAGTTTGAATAGGCTACCGTTGCACACATCCCAATCACCGCCAATGACATCCCACCCCAGAAGATATAATACCACTGAGATTTGATTTGATGTCTCACATTTTTTGTATTCATAATAATAATTAATAACTGACCCCATTAGACAACTCCCAATAAAGTTCATACTCCTCGTCAGCTTTTTCCTTTGTCATTTTGTAGTAACTTTCATAGAATAGATCGGAATCAATTCCATCAAAACCCATATATTCTGCAAACTTCTCCAGGTCTTCGTTAAGAAAGTCAGTGTTTTTCATGGTCAGAAGTAACGGACGAGTTTATTTAGGGAGTAAGTTACGGATAACTTACGTTTATCCTACCACACGAGTGGTGGTTTGTCAAGTCATAGACAATTGAGTCTAATTGTCGGGAGTAAATTGTGTGTCCGGTTGGAAAGAATCCCCATAATATACATCAACTGATGGGTCTTGAGTCGGAATACCAATATTATTGGGGATAGGGGTCCATACTCCCTGAGGGTTTCCGTATAGGACTATAGGACTTAGGACCTGGACAATGATATTGTTCATGTTAGTAAATTACCTGTGTTTGTCCCACTCGTCAAAGTTAGTGTATGGGTTGAATCGTGTCAGACCCGCCATGTGGTCTCGGTGACCCTTTAAACGAAGAATGGCGAACTCACGTCTCTCTTCAGAGTGCAAGTACGCCGTATTTCGCAAAGAGTCTAGAATGTCTTCAAAGAACTCTTTTATCTTGTTCATCGTTTTCGATAGACTCCAATTGTGGTTCGTAGATTTGTTCTTCACCTGGTCGGTCTGATGGAGAAATCCAAGTAAAGCTGTTTGGTGCCCATATGCTGGAGCTACCAAACATATTACCAAACAGAAGGAAACTGGAGACGATTAGTTCAAGCATTAGTAGTCGGGGTGATTTCCGTATCCTTTGATGTTGTTGATGTCGTAGAGCCAGGCAGAAGGGTCAGAGAACTGATAGTTAGTTGGGTTCCAAGCATCCTGAGGCATACAAGCACCACCTAGAGCGGTATACATTCGGTCATTGTAACCATAAACACCCCATGGGTCTTCCATTGGGCATTGGTGACCTGAATATCGTGT